AGAGTATCGAAGAATACCTCACGATTGACCTTCTGACCATCAATAACTGCGCCAGTCTTAGCAGTAATATACATCCAAGAATAACCGCGACACTCCAACTGGAAACAGAAATCAGTTTCAGTCACCAGCGACACAATCTGCTTGGTTGCCTTAGCACAGATCAGAATCTTGCCGACGCTATTCTCATCAATAGTTTCCAGCAGATTCTCTGCATCGCGGTCGAAGTTAGTCTGCTTGCCTGTTACCATAGCCAGTTGCTTGACGATAACTTTAGGGGGCACAATGTATCCACCCTCAACAAGTTCGGGAGCAGGAACTTTGCAGATCACTTGACCATAAACTGCAGCATCATTCATGCCAGGTTTGCCTACAGCTAGACTGTGCTTAGGCGTGGCAGTGAAGAAATAGCAACGCTTTGCATTAGCAGCAAAGTGCTCAGTTGCAGGGAAAAAGTGACGCTGAACACTGTTATGTGCCTCATCAAAGTAGATCGTATCCACATCAATCTCTGCAACAGTAAGACGCGACAGAGAGTTGTAGGTAGTAACAATCAGTTTGTGATTGTCAGCATTGGCATCAACCCAGTTGCGAATCTCACGGGGCCGAGTAGAAGATTCGTGATGAGTTTCGCCACTGTGAACGTGGAAAACCTTGGCATTGGTGATAAACTCCAGAAACTCAGAAGAGAGTTGCTCAGCAAGCAAAATGCGAGGAGCAACAACAACAATCGTCTGTGGAGTTTCAGACAGAAACTGACGGATGGCATCATAGATCATCTTCAGAGTCTTACCACCACCAGTAGGAACAATGATCTGACCTTTAACATGCTCAAGCATTGCAGCAACGGCACGTTCTTGATGAGGACGGAGTTGGAATTGCATTTGGTTGGTGTTCATACTATAGAGACAGTTTCAGGGGCCCAGTATCAGTTACTAATCTGTTTGTATCGCTTAAGATCTTCAATCACACTCATCATTGTAGCACGACTGTATCCAGTTGCATACTCTGGTCTCTTCTCAGTTTCATCAGAATTGTAATCTACTGCATCGCATACATCATATCCAGATTGAAGAGTCCTGATGATGCGATCAAACACATAATCAGGGATTTGAATGTAACTCATTGGTTTCGGTGGTTTGGTATCTAAAGACAAGAATAGCACGCTTAGAGGTCAATCTGAGCGTGCTGGTGAGCAGTTAATCAACCGCCAAACATTTCATCAAAAAGATCATTCATTTCACTCATCTCATTCTGACGATCAATCAAGTTACGCATTTGAATAAGCGCATCTTGTTCCATCTTAAGTTTCATAAGTTGGTCGCCAATGTGATGCAGTTTGTTGTTAATCTCTACACGATCTAAACCATTAACTGCGGTGACAGTATGCACAATCCCATTGATGATTTGTGGTTTGTCGGTAACAGTGAAGGTCATTCAAAAATCTTGCTTATACCACTGGTACAGTTTCAGGGGCCCAATTATCAATCTTTGTCTTTATCAGGTCCAGTATATTTGTGCTCCAGTTCGCTTTCTTTCTTTTTACCTGTTGCCTTTAGAACTAAATCACGGAGTTTCTGTTTTCCTGCTCTTACAAGTTGTTTTTTCTCTGCTCTAGTGTATTTGCCTTTGATTTGATGCTCTTCAGGTTTTCTAGAACTTGAGAACCTTTCATCACTTGGTTTTGCTTTTGCTTTAGGTGCAGCCTTCTTTGAAAGTAGTTGTGTTGCTTTCTTTTCTAAATCTCTTGATTTTGCTTTTGGTTGCTCACTACCAGACTTAGAAGCTCTTCTAGCAAGTGCTGCCTTTCTTCTCTCTTCTTTTGCCGCTGCTAGTTGTCTTTCTCTTGCAGATCCACGCTCCTGCTCTGGTTGCTGTTGACGCTCAGATGCTGATTTTTGCTGTCCAATGTCTTTGCGTGGTTTATATTCAGATGGTGGAGTTTGTCCACCACCCACTCTCTTTGTTCTACGCTTTTCAGGAGTAGACTTCTTGCGTTCAGCTCCAATCTTTCCACCATCAGCACCGCGACGGATTTGTGATGAACCCATGACGCTAGCATCATAGGCTGCCTCAGCAAGAATCATAAACTCCTGAAATGATTTCATCTTAGTATCTAAACACTCTTTTTAGTATTTAGATGTCCTCATCTTTGGGTCGAAGTCCACCCTTACTCACAAGCCCATTGTCATAGAAATACTTAACACGTTCGCGGCGAGCAATCATCAAGAGATCATATTCTTCCTGTTGTTGTTTCGTGAACTTAAAATCTTGCTTCCTCCAAGCATCTTTGAGTTCGTTGATGTGAGGAAGAACATTAACAGTTTCAGTCATTTTAATCAGAAATCAAAGTTAGAATTGAGAAAAGCTTGAAAAGATTTGTCGTCATCTTTTTCATCAAAGAGACCTTCATTCATCTCTTCAACAAAATCAAAAGAAGAGAAATCTTCAATTTGAATGTCATCAAAGTGATCCATTTTGGAATCCGTTGCTTACACTATAGGGACACTTTCAGGGGCCCAGTTTCATCTAGTTCACTTGGAACATAGTTTCCATCAATGATCAATCTGATCTCTGGTTTATCATTCCAGTGCCGAATAGCATTTGCAATGATAAAACAGTTTGTGATAAAAATAGACAAAAACATCACAAGACGGATAAGAGCTACCCTATCCGCCTCTTTATCACATTTACTTGCTTTTTCTCCCAATGCTTTAGCAAGCAATCGCCAAACACTTTTCGGTTTCTTCATAGATTGATTGACGTGACTTTATGTATTTTAAATCTTTCCATTGCTCAGCATAACAAATCACAAGCAATCTTTCATTCTTGTGAATAGGACAACATTCAAGATTTACTTCATCTTTGGGGCGAACAACATACTCGATTGTAATGTATTCTTTATCCTTGAAATAAACCCAACCTTCAACACCTTTTGTCCATTCGACATAATCATTGACTTGTGGATCGTAGTTCATACAAATGCAAGTTCAAGAGGAGATAGTTTAATAGGCATTGCCGTGTAATTTCTAGTATTTTTGAAATCCACAACTTTTCCTACTGTAGAACTATTTACAGGACTATAGAACTCACACTTTTTGTATGAGTAGAACCCCCAAATTGTGCGGGTTGGCTTTCCCAAATTGTAATCAAAACTGCGGTGACAACGCAACCAAATAGAAAAGATACCACGTTTGAACTCTTCAACTTCATAACTATAACCTTTGGGTGCTTCGTGAGTAAATTGTGGTATCAAATCAATGGAGAGTTTCATCAGCAATCGTAATACTTTTCTTGTGTCAGTAGTTTGATTTGTTCTTGCAGTTGTAAGATCTCTTTTTGTTGTTCGGTGATTTTTTCTTGAAGTTGGGTGATTCTTCCCTGATACTGCTCCTTCAGATCAAATATCATTTTGTTAGTATGAGCTACGTGGTTAGTCATCAGGTAGTAAAGGATTCAACAACGACAGAATCTACTTCTTCAGCAAGAGCATAAGTTCTTGCATTTAGGACATTTTCACGAAGAGCAGTATAGTAGTGTTCGTAGAAGTTACCATCATCTTCCGCAGAAATCAAATCAAAACACTCATTGTCATCTTCTGCGATTACATTCCAAACTCCACCATATTCACTGGAAGGAAAGGGAACATAATGATCCACGATGTAAAGAAACTTTTGTGCCATTGTATTTTGTAAATTACCTCTTAATTTTAGTAGTTTTCGTCGCCTTCGTCAAGGATGTTTTCATCACCTGCGAAGATAAATGCTGCTCCGACTGTAAGTAGAGCTCCCAATCCCATACCAAGTAGAAATGTCATCAGTAAAACTCCGCAAGGTAATAATCAACTGTCACTTCAAGCTTTGCTGCCTCTCGCTCAATTTCTTCCCAAAATTCACGAGCAATCTTTTCACGTTCAGCGTTCATAATCAGTTCTCGAATACGTTTTGAAATCATTTTTGTTTGTCTAAGTAGTCAAAGTGTTTGGAGAATAGTACAAAAAAGAACCATGCAAATGATAAGGATATAAGAAGAAAGTAAATCACCTAATTTGATTACTCGGAGGACTCTTGAGATTCTCTATCGCTTTTGTGCGATAATAAGCATCATACATCCTCTCATCGCGTTGAACTAGAAAGATATTCCAACCAATCATAGCAAGAAAACCTAATGCAAATACGGTGATGTACTTACGGTTCATGCTGCAAGTGCTCCAGAGGGGATTTCAATAGGTTCAGGTGCTACCTGAGGTTCAAACTGGTGCATATCATAAGCATACCAGTTGCCATTGCGGAAGATATAAGAGTATTCTTCATTATCAGAAAAAAACTCATCCATGTCTGCATCAAGGCGAGGAGGGCAATCATCACCACGCTGAGAATAATACAGAGGGCCTTGTGCCACAGTTTCATTATTGAAACCAGCATTAGTCCATGCAGAACTCATATCACCACCGTCAATCAGTTCAGCAGCAAGTTCTTTACTGTTATAATGGGTTTCAAGAATACGACCCAACCAAGAGGGATAACCATCCCAGTGGTGGTAGGCAGAAAGAACAGAACCATCAGCGAGTTCGATACCAATGCGAGAGCGGGTCGCCATTTCAAGAGTTGTGCTTACACTACTGGTACACTTTCAGGGGCCCAATTCCAATCAGCACCCGTTTTCTTTCATACTACGCACAAGATATTCAGTGAACTGTTCCATTTTCTCAGGATGAACTGACTGAGGGCTTTGATTGATTGCTTTACGCAGAGCATCCATTTCGTGCCATTCAGCATCTGTGAGTTCTTTCTGATTTCTTGCTGAAGAGGTCATAGTCTTTCCCGAATAACAATGGTATGTTAGCATACCAATATATCAATATCTATAAACTTAATGTTTTCTTTGGGATCGATTTACATTTCTTAATCTTCATCAAAGAATGAACCAAAGTTACCTCTACTTCCAGGTTTTCTATTATCCAATAGATCCATAATTTCCTCAAACTTTTTACATTGTTCAATGTCAAGAAGAAGTTGAGATAGTTGTTTCACTACCAATGGTTTTTCATTAGTAGCAGCAGACTTAATGGCCGCACGAAGATGTGATTCTGCTTCCAAAAGATGATCAAGTGTTTGTTTGGATAAGGCCATTAAAATTCATTCCGATGTCTTGGTGGTTTAATAGTTGTTTTATAAAAACAGTAGTCTGGTAATTGTGTTTTTTGTTGTTCAAAATAAGTGCAAAGTTGAACAACATCTTTTGGATATTTGGATTGAACCATGTTATCTTTGATATTGTCAATATGACAAAAAATATTGTATGAACATACTAATAATTCTATCATACTTTACGCAGTAA